CGCACAAACAGATGAAAATACTTGCGAGGTTGGCAGTATTCAACTGTGTGAACCAATGCCCACGTCTCCCCACGGTGCTGCGGTGGCTGGAACGCAACGGCTGAACCACGGAAATGCTTGAAATACCACGGTGTCTCATGATGCGTATGAATCGCAAGGTCTTTGCCACAAATCGTTCCAACTCGAAGAGGATTCCACTGATAGATCACATCATCCGTTCCATCAATCGGCAGCCAGTTCTTTTCACAGTCTTGCTCTCCCGGAGAGTTCAGAATACGACAGTCCGAATATAGACCCTGAATGGGGTCGTATACAGACTGAAAGATGCGGATCTTCTCTGTATATTCCCACGATGTAGCCGTGCAGCAGAGTGTTCCAGATGCGTTCGTATACACACGCACATCCTCAAGACCTACGATACGGTTATCGCGTCTCGTCAGTGTGACCGAGTCATCTCGCATCTTCACAACCTCGCCAGTCTCGGGATCGTAGAAGGCATTCTGAGTCCTGACCTTATAGTTCTCGCTCACAACTCCGTTCTCCTTCATGAGATAGCTCCCCGTCTGCGGATTGATCACATAGTTGACAAATCGCACATTGTGCATCGTCTTTCCATTGAGTCGGAACAGAGACACAGACGTCGGATGATAGTCCTCTCCAAACACATCGCGGGCAATCGGATGGGCCTTGGACGAATACGGAAGAGGATCAATGTAAAACGGCAGGTTGTTGTAGACGCTCTCCATATGCTGCCTGTCGTTCAGCATGTAGCGAACTGACATATCGAGTCCCGCCTTAGCCTGTCCAATGTAGAAGAGAAGGATGGTTGCCTCATACTCAAACAGTCCCTTGTAGACATCCGTCTCTACGAAGAGGGCATCGGTAGACAGTGGAATCGAGAGACCGATCTGCGTATAGTGATACGCCTTGTGGTGCTGAGATACATCACGAAAATACTTCGCCAACTGGTAGATCGGCTCAGCACGAGTCGGCCGCCTCTCATATGCACGAAGCATCCACTCCTCGAACTTGGGGATGTTCTTCAGGGCAAGCCATGACTTGCCGATCATATAATGACTGTACCACAACTCCTCCTCCCAACCACCGACTGCGATTCGCTTCTTATACAAAGCGATACACTCCTTCAACTTTCCAAGACCATTGTACGTCTGGGCGAGATAGAACATGTACCGACCGTTATCCGGCTCTTCTTCGAGACCACGTTCAAGGAGTCGCATGTCACGCTCGAACTTATCGGCCTTACATCCACCGTCATTACGGTCGTCAATGAAGCAGACTGAAGACGTCAAGTGCTTTGTAGGTCCATCCCAATACTCGTGAGTCACACCCTTGCACTTCCAAGCATAGTCCATGCGAACAAGTCTCGTGTTCGGATACTCAAGGTTACCCGCCTTTTGAACCACAGTGTATCCCTCGTGTTCAAGCTTGGCCGTCTTCAACGAATTCGCCACGAAGATCATGTCAGCATCAATGAGAAGGCCGTAGGTATTGGGTAGATCCCACCCCTCCTTCTTGAGGTAGGTCTGTGCGTTCTGGAAACTCAGGGTCCGATTGTGACCGAAGTCCTTCCATGTCTCTTGGGTAAGGCATCCCTTATGTGTCTTCAAAAATTCGGTAGCAATCTCACACGATGAATCGGTTGAACCAGTGTCACAGATACAGAACGCAGAGACAAGGTCTGAAACAGCTTCAAGACAGCGAAGCAAGATCTTCTCTTCGTTTCGAATCATCAAGACTAGAACAAACTGCATGCGTCCTATTACTGAAACTCATTGACTCGCATGTAAATAAATGGGGACTGAGTTTGTGAAGCAGACCCTTCGTGAGAATCTAACGCGTGTGCTTGTGCCTCATGTGGCGGACGGACTGTGGAGTATCTACGACTCTGCGAAGGCAGCTTGCGAGCGTAACAAGCAGCCGGACCAGATCCTGAAGACGTTCCAGAACCTGTTGACCCAGATCCCGAAGTGGTCGCCCGAGACACTGAAGAAGGAGGTCGAGCGTATCGCGACTGTGTCAAAGTGCGAGTACATGGAGGATCTTCTCCTCGGTGTGTTTGTCAGCTACATCCGTGCGTTCGCGACGTTACAGCAGATGGAGAAGACGCATGTTGAGATCAACTTCCAGCGTCCGTCGATTGATACCTTCGTTCACCAGCTCTACAAGCATGCGGCCCGCCAGTCGTGGAGTTCTGCCTATCTTTTCAAGACGGTTGGAGTCACGTCGGAGCAGCAGGCCCGCAACCGTCGCGACATCGAGACGATGATTGGAGGTGCGATGAATGAGGTCATCGATAGCTTCATCCCGTGGAAGGATATCAGCAAGGCGTATTTCCAGACGGACAACACGCCTCCGCCCGCACCAGTGCCCGAGCCCGAGCCTGTCAAGGAGGAGCCGGTCATCAAGCCTGCACTCGTTGAGGCCCCGGAGCCTAAGGCAGTTCAGTTTGATGCGGATGAGGACGATGATGAGCCGCCGCCGTTGTCGCTTGGAGATGACATCCAGCTCGATGATTCAGAGTTTGATACTGAGGACGATGAGTCGGTGAACCTCGAGCCATCGGAGACAGTGTCGCTCAATCTGTAAACTCGTTTGAGTTTGTGTATAAAAAAATAGACTCCGAAACAAATGTCCGACCTCTATTCGTATGGAATGATTGTGGGTGCAGTTGTTGTTGTGGCGATCCTTCTGTATGTGATGGACCGTCGCGGAAAGGACCAGCCGATCGACATGTCGGATGCCACAAAGGTCGGCGGCGGTGCGGCGGTGCTGACGGGCGGAGTGTTGTACGCACTCGGCGGGACTGAGGCGGCGGAACCTGTTCTGTCTGCGGTTCAGGACATGTTCACTGGAAAGCCCTCGTTCTAAAACTTTCTTAACTTCATAATAAAAATGTACATGTCTCTCTATGCCGCCGTTCTGTTCTTTGTCCTGACCCCTGGCATCCTTGTCTCCCTGCCCCCGGGCGGCTCCCGCACGACGGTTGCCCTGACGCACGCCGTTGTGTTCGCACTCGTGTGGGCCCTGACGCACAAGCTGGTTTACCGTGCCGTCGGCAAGTAAGTTAATCAGCAATCACAAGAACACTTGCCGCGAGAGGTGCAGCCCCAACAAACTGTCCGAACTTCCCGAGTTCGCGTCGAGGCACCCCCGACTCCTTCAAATACCTCGTAATTGCCTTGTATAAGTCAAATCCATGATACCTGTCGTGATTGTCACCCTTCTTGCGGAAAATCACGGATGAGCCATCGGGAAGCGACGTCCAGTGTTTGAACAACTCAAACAGTGGATGTGTGGTCTCCTCCTTCGGTCCATTCGGAAACAGATCCCAGAACACCGCCGACGCAAACCTCGCAAGGTCGAATGACGGATTGAGCGGGATTCGCGGATGTGTCGAGGTGTAGAACGGCTCGATGTTATACTGACCACCAGCCTCCTCGTCTCCCCTGAACTGAGAACTCAGGAAGAAGCGAGGTTCCTTCATTCCAGTTAGACGAACCGAGAACGCAGCACGATCGAAGTCGATGATCTTGATCAGAACACCGAACGTCGGAACGCGGTAGACAACGCCGTGATGCTTGTAATACAGGAACTCCTCCGTCGTGGGAACATACATCACATTGTTGCCGTGGAGGTCATTGTGGACAAACCCGAACGAACGCTGGGCATACGCAAGGGCAAACACAATCTGTGCAACCCATGCAGTATGACGCTCCGGATCATCTGACGTCTTCAACAGATCGTAAAAGGTTCCAGTGCACTTCTCCATGACCGTCGTGACAACCGGAACATCAGAGAACGTCGCCCACGCAAACGGCTCCCCTTCCTCTTCCTCACCCTCCTCTTCATCGTCTTCGCATGTGCATGACTCGATATCAAACACGTCTACATCATCGTCCTCATCCTCGTCCGTGCACTCGGAATCCGTAGGAATCTCATACTCCTCCACAACACCCGACGAATTCGGCTCATCAACGTGATCGGCATCAATATCCTCCGTATCAAGGTTGATCTCATCATCCTCAACTTGCACGGCTGCACGACGTCCACGTGTGTGGGTGAACGTCTCCCCGCCCATCGAACGCAGACGCAGTTCAAACGTCTTTCCGATATTGTCAACAAACCACTTGCGATCGCAGAGATCCTCGTAGTCATCGGAGATGTCCATCTCATGCTTCGTTGCCATTGCGGCGTAGACACCGTAGACACGGGGAAAGTGCTGACACTCGGACAGAACAACGGACGCCAACGCACCCACATAGGCAGCCGTATGGGGACTCTGCATCTGCTCGGAGTACCCCTTTGCAGTCTCAGCGGGCTTCGGCAAACTGAGTGCAGAATACTCACCCTTCATAGTCTTGAATGGACTGAGAATCATCGTCGTTTTGCGATGAACTTCAACCGTCTGTCCTTTCGTCGTCTTGATATGATTCGCATCCACAACCGAGTCGATCTCTTCCGGTAGCTTCACACCATACTCAGACATCGCAGTCAACTTCTCCGTCTTGAACAACTGTTCGAGCGAAGGAAAAAACGGCTGGACATGGGTAAGGTTCCATGCCGCTGCCTGTAACTTCTGTAAGCGATGAAGCTTCAACTCGACGGCTTGGGTCCTCAAATCCTTCACCATTGTGTGTATGGGCTGGTAATGAAACATCGTAAGTAGACGCGGAACACTTTCTGCGGGTCAGAACAATGAACTTCCAGTTGCGAAAGTTCGACATCAACATGTTAAAAGACCGTTGTGAGATTGATTCTCGCAAGAGTCCGATGATCGTCGTCATCGGTAAGAAGGACACGGGCAAGTCTTTCTTGGTGCGTGACATTCTCTACAACACACAGCAGGACTTTCCTGTTGGAACCGTGATCTCGGGAACAGAGGTTGCGAACGAGTTTTTTCAACATATGGTCCCATCAAAATTCATTCATGACAAATATTCACCTTCGATTGTGATGAATGTCATCAAGCGACAGATGAACGTCAAACAGAATCGCAACAAGGCAAAGAATGCAGGAGGCGGACAGTCGAGCATTGACCCTAGGGCATTCCTGATTCTTGATGACTGTCTCTACGATTCGACCTGGATTAAGGAGGAGTCTACGCGGTATGTGTTCATGAACGGGCGTCACATTGACATGATGACTATCATCACCATGCAGTATCCGCTCGGTATTACGCCGAACCTCCGTACGAACGTAGACTTTGTGTTCATTCTTCGTGAGAATATCTTGGGTAATCGCCGTAGGATCTACGAGAATTACGCAGGTATGTTTCCGACGTTTGAGATGTTTTGTACCTTTATGGACCAGTGCACTGAGAACTTCGAGTGTCTGGTGATTTGCAATAACGTAAGTTCGAACAAGCTGGAAGACCAGGTGTTTTGGTATAAGGCTGCTGATCACCCGCCCTTCAAGATGTGTGACTCATCGCTGTGGGCGAACAATCAACCGTTCCATTCCGCAATCCTTGCAGCTGACGAGTATAACGCTGCGACAATGAAAAAGAAGAACGCGGGTCCTTCTGTATGGGTCAGGAAGGAGAAGGATTAACGGCGAGTGGTGCGACGCTTGGTCTTGCGACGTCCAGCCATCTTAACATCAGGCTGCTCGACGGGTGCGGCGGGAGGGGTGGGACGGGGATTGGGCTTTGGCCTCTTGTTCGGAGGCGGTTGGATCGGTGCATTCGGATCTTCTTCGCTACCTCCTCGCTTGGTCTTGCGGCGGGACTTCTTGTTCTTCTTGGTCTTGCGACGGCGACCACCGAGCCTCTCCAGCTTTTGTTCGTATTCGGAGACATCGTCCAGCTCACGGAGCTGCTCGATGGCATCTCTGACAGCATCAGATGTTCCCTCGCCAGCATCGAAACCCTTCTCGATAAACTTACGCAAAATACCAATACTCACTTCATCTTTCACTTCTTCCTCCAATTCGAGGTCTCCCTTATCCTGAACCAGTTGTAAGACAGCCTCTGCCGCATCGCTTTCTCCTAGCCTAGACAGCTCTTCGACAATCGCCATCAGTTCGTCGGTAGACTCGGTGCTATCGAGAAGCCCCTGTACCTTCGTCTTCAAGAATGCCTTATCAAGCTTCCTCTGCTCCTTACCCTTCTTAACCTCTTCCTTCCACGCGGCAATCTCCGCCGCAGCCTTCTTCTCAGCTTCCTTCTTCTCTTCCTTATTAGCTACACGGGCACTCCGACGAAGGGCAATATCTTCGGCATTCATAGAATCAGCTGGCACGACGGGAACCTTAGGATTCTTCTTCCTTCTAGGGGCGACATCTGACATCGAAGAGTCTGCCGCGGCGGGAGCAGAAGGAGCAGGGTCAGGGTACTTGCGTCTCATCGCAAGCATCTGAACGTAGGGGAGCTGGTTTTTCTTTTCCATGGCCTCGAGGTCGCGACCAGGTCTTTCACGCCGCATAGGACCGCCAGTGGGTTGATTGAACATCTTGTTTTCCATCAACATTTTACTCACGCAGCACCCCTTCCGTCGGGTGGACAGCCTGCGAAGCATCCTCTAATGCCTTCTCCGCCGCATTCGCCTTACGACGACGCTCGTTCTCCTCCTTCTGCTTCTTGATCGACTCCTCACGCTGATCGGCGAAGAACATCTCCTTGTTCACCTCGTTCTCCTTGTACTTCCGCATCAGCTCGTTCAGCTCCTTCTCGGCATACTCGACCTCAGGCATCAGGTGCTCCGAGGGGTCCCATGGCAGCCACGCACCGACCTTACCGATGAACAGATTGTCCTTCGGGTAGCGACGCTGCAAGACCTTCGCGAACATCTGCGTCTCCTCGACCGTCGAGAAGCAACGACGGACCTTGACGCCACGCATATTCGTCTGGAAGTCGACCTTCTGATCATACATCTCCTGGAGATCCTTCTCGTTCTTGAGCTGGAACACCGCGAACTGCTCGTGGATGTCCGTCTTCTTCACCTCCTCATGGTGAACCTTCGCGAAGTCCTGGGCATCCTTCAGAAGGTCATCGATCTTGAGGTCGTACTTCTTCGAGAGAAACGCCATGTACTTCTCCATGCCCTTGATCTTCCACTCATAGTCCATCCACTCGATGAACCGCTCGAACATGAAATGCTCCTTCTGCTTGATCACCTTCTCAGGGCTGAGAAAAGAGATGATGCAATACTTCTGCGTCGGGATCTCGGGGTCCTCATCTAAAAAGTCAACAGCACTTCCATCATCATCAGTCTTCGGCAACGAATAAGGCTCTCGGGGCATTTACTCTTTATGTTGAGTAGTTTGAAAGTCATTTCTACGCAGTGTATAAATGTATGACCTCCTGACGACCGCGTTGCTGTTCATTGCCCTGACGCCCGGTGTCCTTCTGTCGCTGCCTTCAAGCACGCACGGCGATATCTTGACGGCCGTCGTCCATGCCCTGGTGTTCTTCGTTGTCCTTCGTTTCCTTTCGGGCCTCATCCCGTGGTGGGCCATCTGGGTTGTTGGCGTGGGTGCGATCGGATACAAGTTTTACACCCCTGCCTCTTCTGGATTGTGAGGGGTTCCAGTTTAAATAAAGATTGTAATAATCTATCAATGGGGTATATATACAGAATTGTATGTACGGCAAACGGTAAGTCTTATATCGGTAGAACCTTACATGATCCAAAACAGCGATGGAAACAGCATGTGTATAAGGCGAAGAGAAGTACTGTCAAGACATTGCTCGGACACGCGATCAATAAATATGGGGTAGATGCATTCCGGATCGAAACGTTATGCGAGTTGTCCGAAGAATCCCTTGATAACATGGAGTGCTATTATGCAGAACAATATGAATCATATGTATGGCAGGGTGGATATAATCAGACAGAATGCGGACGTGGTAGACCATATGATTACAAGACGAGAGAGGAGACGAAGAAGAGGATGGGAGAGGCCCAGCGTGGGAAAGTATTGAGTGTAGAAACGAGGGCGAAGATTTCAGCATCAATGCAGGGACATACGCGATGTGTAGGACGTGTTGTATCTGAAGAGTCGAAGGCGAAGAATCGGGCGTCTCAGCCTTCACTTAAATTGACCAATGATAACGTTCGATACATTCGTGAGAACCCCGATAAGCTAACCCAGGAGAAGCTTGCAGGAATGTTCGGAGTCTCGCGGGCTGCAATTTATTATGTTATCGCCAATAAAACACACAAGGGTGTCTAGAATTTTATTCACGCGTTCTTAATAAAATGGATTCTAAGCCGAAGCCTACCCCGTCTGGCGTTGATATGGGCGATCTCGTGATGCGTCTCGTGAAATATTTTTTAGAAGGTTTGAGTGTGGCGATCGCCGCGTATGTCCTCCCCGGCAAGACGCTCAAGGCGTCCGAGGTTGGCATGATTGCCCTGGTTGCGACTGCGACGTTCGCGATCCTCGACATCTACGCCCCGAGCGTCGGTGCGTCGGCCCGCACGGGTGCTGGATTCGGCATCGGTGCCGGGCTGGTCGGATTCCCGAGCGGCGGACTGAAGGTGTAAGCCAACGTCACGACACCTGTTGTAATCGCACTCGCATACGCACTCTGAGTATGCTGACCGACTGTCAACAATGCTGAACACGCGGGACTCGCAGTCAGAAACATCGCCTGGGCTAACTCCCGCAGCGTGTGCGGCATGCACATCTGGTTATGGGCTGTCATGGCCACATAATGAACTCCATAGTTCAATAGAACCGCCAGTGCGGCCTTAGCCGCCGCTTCCATTTACCCTTATCTACTATTCTTACTATCAATGAATAACCCCTTACTCTGTTTTCAAGGTCGTTGGATGGAAGTTCATCCACGCCCTTATGAACCCGAACGCATGACCACGGATATCGCATGGATTCAGATCAAGGAGGAGGTATCTGCTGAGGAAGCCTATCGTATCTGGTATGAAAAACAACGCACAATTTCTCGCTTCTTTCAACAATGTGGATCGAAGCCGCTATCATCCTCCTCCTCGCAGTGATCGCATACCGTTTCTGGAAGACTCAGCCGAAGCGGGAGATTGCGGCGGACAAGGGACGTCTGTATTTCTTCTACACAACTTGGTGCGGACACTCGAAGAAAGCCATGCCCGAGTGGGAGAAGATCAAGGCAGAGCTGAACACCTCGGCTGTGTTCGGCAAGACAACCGTTGAAGCTGTTGATGTTGATGCAGAGAAGGACCCGAAGACCGCGTCACTCTACGAGGTCATGGGCTACCCCACGATCAAGCTCGAGACCTCGAGTGGAATCTACGACTTCAACCGGGGTATCACGAAGGACGCTGTCTTTGCCTTCCTTCGGGACACGCTTGGCAAAGAACCTCATCGCCTGTAACTGACCTGCTTCGATCATGCGAGTCTTGTCTTCATCCTTCAACTCGTCGAGGATGTGAATTCCGTCAATGTGTAGTCGCAATGAATCATTGTGAACCCGAATCGAGCGAAGACCTGCCCACAGCGTACGAACCATGTCAAAGATGGAAAAGGATTCCAGCGTAGATGGAAAGATCGCCTGTTTGATGTGTGCGATGTCAATCACAAGAGTGCCTTTCGGAACAACGTCGTACATGTTCTCCGCATAGACACCGCCGTCAAGATACAGTTGATTATGAATCACCTGAGGGTGATAAATGAACGGGAGACAACACGATGCTTTCAATGCAGTCAGAATGGGAATGTTTCCAGTCAACATCGTTGGCTTTTGTGTCGTAATGTTCGAGCTTAAGATGTAGAGCTTCTGTGGGGCATCCGAGATGACCTTTCCACGCAGATCGATGTTCGCAGCATCAAAGATTGTAAGGAACAACTCCTCCATCAAATCCATCGTAAACAACCCCTTTTTCTGCATGAAGGCGAGAATCGTCGCATGCCGAAAGGAAGGCAAGAATGCTGAGGTGTTCACATATTTCATGCAGACTTCTTCTGCCTGTTTGTAGGTCATGCCGAACGCTATACCTGTTGCGACTACCGCACCGACCGAGCAGCCGTAAATACCATCCGGAAAGACGAGTCCCTGTCGTTCCTCAATCTCTTTCAATGCCCCCAGAATCAGAAACCCACGAATTCCTCCACCTCCGAGTGCAATCGAGCGGAACATTCTAGTTGATAAGAACAACGATGCTGAAAGCTAAAGATGTATGGCAAGAACAAGAAAATCAACGCGAACGTCGTATGTCAGCAATGCGGCCCGTGTTAGGACAGCTCTACGCCCAGATCAAAAAGCAGGCCATCCATTCGCCGGATGCACCGTATATCGTGTTCGAGATTCCGAAGTTTGTCTTTGGATATCCACTGTTTCAGTTGTCCGAAGCCCGCGAGTACCTGATTGCTACGCTGTCCGAGTCTGGATTCAGCGTGTGGCCCGTGAACAACGAATACCTGTTGATTGCGTGGACAAAGCAGCAGACACATCGTGGACGCCCGACATTGCTCACGAACTATCGCCCACAAGTCTACGATCCAGTGGCGTTAGGAAGTATGTTCCAACAATAAAAACGAAAAGTCATCTTCACACAGCAACCGACTCTCATGAACTGTGAACATGAGACCGTTTCGTGTGATGATGGGGAGCGTGTTTGCACAGATTGTGGAACGATTCTGGGAAGTATTGTCGACGAAGGGGCTGAGTGGCGAGTCTACGCCAACACGGAAGACGATCCGTCCCGCACAGGTGGCATCATCAACGAGTTACTCCCCGATTCTTCCTACGGGTCGATGATGATGCGACGTAGGATTCCAGGTCAGTCGGAGGAAGCAAAGTCAATTGCGAGGCTTTCTGCATGGTCGTTTTCGAGCCATGGAGAGAGGTCGTGGATGGGTATCTTTGATGCGATTCAGGCGTCATGTAGTCGCATCGGTCTACCGAAGGCGATCATTCACGATGCATGTTCACTGTTCAAGAAGGTCGAGGACGCACGGAAGTCACGTGGAGAAACACGCAGGGCATTGATGGCAGGTGCGGTGTTTACTGCGTGTCGCCAACACAACGCGACGCGAACACATGAAGAGGTTGCGGGACTGTTTCACGTCTCCATTCGTGCGATGTGTAAGGGTCTGAGTCGATTCAGTGGAGAAGTATCGAGTGTCCTAAATACACAACTGGGAATCGCAGAGCGAATCTGTGCTGACCTAAACATCTCTGACGCAGACCGCGACGCAGTCTTACTGCTTCTGAACAAGCTGCCGGAGATGGAACACACTCCGAAGACAATCGTAGCCGGAGTTGTGTCTCATGTTCTAGGCGGTCGTCTCGCAGAGATCTCAACAATCTCGGGGGTGTCGTCTGTCTCAATTCGCAAGATGACGGTTAGACTGTTGGGAACGACGTGATGTTGTAATAAATGGGAAACGTGATACCTGTACCGGTTGTAATGGTTACGTTTGATGATGCTACACTTATTGTCACCCATGCAGCAGAGTTCGACTGGACTGAATAAGCCGTAAGACTGTTTCCGAGACTATTAATCATATAGGTTGTTGTGTAATAATTTGAAGTTGTTCCATCTGTCAGTACAACGAGAAGTATACCAGGTCGAGTAACGTTTGAAATTGTAGACGTAGCTGAGATTGAACCTTTTGCAGTGTAATAGCCAGCTGACGACGTTAACCCGGAGACGACTGTATTACTTGTTACAAGCAACTGACCTGCTACGTTGACAGTCATGGTTCCGCCAGGATAAACTGACTTCATCTCAACGAACGAGTTGCTAAATCCAGTGCCGTTGAAATTATTGGAGAACGCAATCTGCCCCCAGCCGTCTGTTGTACGGAACTGTCCATTCACATCGAGCGTATAGGTTCCCGGATCACATCCGATCGACAAGCCCTTTTGAAACCGTGCATAATTACCGACGTCAAGTGAGATATTGCTCAACGTAAAGTTCGGATAGGCCGAATTGCATGAGTTTACACTCGTATTCGTTGTTCCGATCGAGATAACATTGTTCGAGAAATCTCCAGCCATCAATACGTTACTTCCCCTTCCTAAGAAGAACTTGTTGCTGAACCCTGAAGGAATGGTCACAGTTGTTCCGTCTGCAAGAGTATAGGATGGAGGGGCAACACTGGCTCCCAAAATCACATTGTTATTTCCAGACGCAGGGCTTACGGATCCATTTCCAATGATAATGTTGTTTGAGCCATAATTGCTCATTGACGAGCCAATCATGATATTGCTTGAACCCGAATTGCTATTCGAGGTCCCGAGGAAGATGTTCCACGAATTGCTGGTCGTAGATGTCGAGTTTCCACCAATATTGATTGAGTTACTTGTGTTTTTAACATTGATCGAGTTTGATGTGCCAATGAAGACACAATTTGTGTTTGACGTATTTGAAAACCCAGCAAAGTATCCGGCAAAGAATGAATTCGAGATGTTCTGAACATTCGCACCGCAAAATGTGCCCGCAAACACCGAGTTAATCACGTTACACGCACCCGCCGCCGAGTTTACACCCAAGCTCGAGTTATTCGAAGTTACATACGCAGTTGCATTCGATGGACTATTTCCAGCGTTGCAACCAATATACACATTCGCGTTACTGTCTCCGATATTCACCTGACCAAACGACGCGATGTTCGCTGACATCGTGTTGATGTTGCTTAAGTTGATTGTCGTAGTGAACGCCCCGTTCACATATGTGTATACAGGTCGAAACACATAGGGTAGATACGACTGATAATTTGTTGTACTACTCATTGTGTCTACACCATACTTTCTCGTTTAGGCGGTTTCTCTGCTATATATACAATGTCGTTCACCCTGTTCCCGATCAAGCCGTCTGAGCAGCACCTGTACAAGATGTACAAGCAAAGCGTAGCGGTTTTCTGGACACCGGAGGAGATTGACTTTTCAAAGGACCATGCCGACTGGGCAAAGCTGACCGAAGATGAGAAGCATTTCATTACCCACATCTTGGCATTCTTCGCGGGTTCCGATGGAATCGTCATGGAGAACCTTGTGACTCGTTTCCAGGGTGAGGTTAGCTCTCAGGTAGTCAAGTTGTTCTACTCCTTCCAGAATGCGATGGAAGGCATCCACTCGGAGACCTACTCTCTTCTGATCGATACCTACGTCAAGAACGAGATTGAAAAGGCTAAGTTGTTCAACGCCATCGAGACCATCCCCTGTATCAAGGACAAGGCGAACTGGGCACTTCACTGGATGAACTCTGATCGTTCGTTTGGTACACGCCTCGTTGCGTTTGCCTGCGTGGAGGGCATCTTTTTCTCAGGTGCATTTTGCTCCATCTACTGGTTGAAGAAGCGTGGACTGATGCCGGGTCTGACATTCAGTAATGAGTTGATCTCTCGCGATGAGGGTCTTCACACTCAGTTTGCAGTGTCCCTGTTTCACACATGTGCTGAAAGACCTTCTCCCGAGATCATCCAGTCGATCATTGTTGGGGCTGTAGACCTCGAGAAGGAGTTCATCTGTGATGCGTTGCCATGTAGTCTGATCGGTATGAACGCAAAGATGATGAGCCAGTATATCGAGTTTGTCGCAGATCGTCTTGCAGTCCAGCTCGGCTTGAAGAAGTTCTACGGAACGGCGAACCCGTTTGATTTCATGGATCTGATTAGTCTGGAAGGCAAGACCAACTTCTTCGAGAAGAAGGTCTCGGATTATTCACGTGCAACCTCCGGTGCGGAGATCAGCTTTGACGAAGACTTTTGAGCTTTGTTAACACCTCCATCTCTTCTGGCGTATACCACACGATGTTGTGCTGCTCTCGTGCGAGCAATTCCATGTATTCGCATCGAGTCCAGTTTGACTTTGAAGGAACCTTTGGGATTCCGATCTTCTTTTCATCGGTGTAGAGTCCTAGCCTCGTGACCATCTCCTTATTGTTGCTGCCTGTGCCGCAGATGATCGGCACATCACGCTTCGTTCCATGGATACGCACGAATGCATCGCCGTTGATCTCGAACTTCCCGATTGCGAACTTGCCATCCTTGATGGTTCCGATCATCTTGTCGTTGTCAGCCGCATACTTCGCTTCAAGCTCCTTAATCCAGGCATTCACTGCTGTGCGATCCTCTCCGATCGGGTCCGGTGGGTCATATTCATCGCGACCAAGGACCAGGATATCTGTGCCTGGAACT